TCTTATAGATTAAGAGGGTATGTGGTAGACCAAACGGATGTGAATTCTCTCGCGGATGCCATGACCAAACTTGCGACCGCCACTCCTTCAAACTCATTCACATACACCGCAGACTTCACCGCAACAGGATATGCAGGGGCATTCAACGGAGTCCCAAGAACTGTCCGTCAGTTATTAGGCGGTGTCGAGGGGTCAATCCTTGACACATATGGCGGTGAGTATGAGTGGGACAAGTTCCAAGTCAAACTCCATCAGCACAGAGGGGATGCGGTCAACTTCGCGATTAGATACGGAGTCAACATGGTGGACTTCAAGGATGACACCGACTACGCGAACACTTACACGACCGCCATCCCTTATTGGATAGGAGATGACGGAGAAGGTGGGCAGATCATCGTCAAGGGCAACAAGGTCAATTCGGGACTCACTCCGTTTGACGGACATGAGAGGTGTGTTCCTCTTGACTTGAGTGACAAGTTTGAAACCGCACCGACCACGACAGACCTTGAAAACCTTGCTTTGAGCATGATGGTGTCAAGGAGTGTCAATCTCCCTAAACAGACCATCAAGGTGGACTTCGTGCGCCTTCAAGACTATGGCGAATACGCACTCTTGTCGAATCTCCTTGAGTGTAAGTTGTGCGACTCGATTGAGGTCATATTCCCGGATTACTCCATGAGCGGATTTTTCAAGATAGTCCGCACCGAATACGATGTCCTTGAGGATAGGTATTCGTCAATGGAACTTGGTGCTCTTGCGACCACTCTCTCACAGGCTCTCGGCATTGGCGAGCAAGCAAGTGGCATGACGAGTGGGGGAGGGTCTGCGGTTAGGTTTGGAGTATGCTCCACAGGAGGTGGAACAGTCGCAAAAACTGTCACAGTTTCACCGTCCATCACAGGACTCACCACAGGGATGCTTATATATGTCAAGTTCAACAACGCGAACACAGGCGCAAACCCGACACTCAATGTGAATGGCACAGGTGCGAAGGCTATCAAGAGATACGGCACGACCGCACCGGGAACGGCATCTAATTCATCATGGAACGCGGGATCGGTCTGCGCGTTAGTTTATGATGGCACATATTGGCAAATGGTGGGATGGCAAAACACCACATACTCATCAATGACAGTTGCCGAGTATGAGGCAGGGACAGGAACGACCGCAAGAACCATCACACCCGCACGACTCAAGGACGCGATTCTTCATTGGGCAATGCCCATAGATAAGATCGTGACCGGGTCATATGTTTATAATGGCGAGGCGACCACGACCATCACATTCACCGATTCAGCCATAAATGGCAAGACTCACATCATATGTGGATGTCAAGACGCGGGCAATCCTCCATTGAGGGCGACCATAAGCGGAACGACAATCACAGTATATGTGGCGACATCCGTCACAATTATGAGAGTTAATTATATCTGTTATTAAGAGAGGAACAATCATGAGCAATTCACCTTTAGTTAACTATATTAAACTCTCCCCAAACTATGATTCAAGAGACGGGAAGAAAATCACAGACATCACTATCCATCACATGGCAGGAAATCTTACCGTTGAGCAATGCGGACAGGTATTTCAAACGAGACCTGCGTCAGCCAACTACGGAATCGACTCAAAGGGCAGGGTGGGTCTGTATGTAGATGAAAAATACACCTCATGGGCGAATGGCAACTTTGCGTCAAATCAGCGGTCTATAACAATCGAACTCGCTAATGACCGAATTGGTGGGAATTGGCACGTTTCCGACACGGCAATAAATAAGTGTATCGAGTTGTGTGTGGATATCTGTAGAAGAAACGGGATCAAGAGGCTCAACTTCACGGGGAACGCAAACGGAAATTTAACCATGCACAGATATTTCATGTCGACGACGTGTCCGGGGGATTACCTTGCAAGCAAGTTCCCTTATATCGCCAACGAAGTCAATAAACAATTAGGCGAGGGCGATGGCAAGTTGATCGTAGACGGTTACTTCGGAGAACTGTCAACGATGAGGCTTCAAAAGTTCCTCGGTATCGTGCAGGACGGATGGGTAGGTGGACAGACCAACCCTTGCAAGCCTTATATCCCAAGATGGACAACCGCACGATTCAACGACGGATATACGGGATCAACTACTGTGGACAGACTCCAAAGGTATCTCAAATCAAAGAAACAGAATCCCGGAGACATTGACGGACTCTGCGGAAAGAATACCGTCATCGCGCTACAGAGATTCCTTTCAAACTATGGCGCAGGTACGGTGGACGGAATCATGGGACACAACACCGCTTGCGCATTCCAAAAGTTCTTGAATGAGGTAGTTAAGTGAACTATGAAACGATATTGACTCTTATAGGGATAGTCCTCGGGTCTAATTGGCTCGGGAACTTCCTAATGGAGTTATATAAATCCAAAAGCAAAAAGAAAACACCGTCCGAGATCATATTGAAAGCCTTGTGCAGAAACCATCTTCTAAACAGAGCGGACTACTACCATGAGATAGGATATATCCCGTCTGATGAATATGATGACATCATCGAGGAATACGAAGCATATGAAAAGTTAAACGGTAACGGACGGGTAGCAAGAGAGTATGGAGAAGGAGGGGCATTGAAGTCGCTCCCGATCAAGTGAGGTGTGAAATGAAGTTAAAAAATAATACTTTTGATATTTTGAAATGGATTTGCCTGATAGTTTTACCCGCGTGCGCTTCCTTATATATGGGTTTGGCAAAGGTATGGCAGCTGCCGTTTGAAGTTGAGATCCCGCAGACCATCACAGTAGTTGACGCATTCCTTGGAGCATTACTCGGTGTGTCAACGATAAATTATAACAAAGACGAAACCCTTTAAGGTTTCACCATATCACTTCTCCTTTTTATGACATAGGGTGGGCATAGTCCCACCCGTTTTTTATTTGTCTTTTCATTCAAGGAAATCGGTGGTATAATGTCCGCAGGTAGGAGGTAACAAAATGGCATTATTCAAAGAAAAAGAATCGAAGGAAGAGAAGGCAGAACGTAAAGAGTTGGAACTTATGGAGAAGTACGGACTCGATGAACTGGCAGATCCAAGAGACAGAGAGTCGGTCAAGAAGATCGTTTCGGAGTTAGTCGGGACAGGACTCATGGAGACGGGCATGAAATTGGCGATGGCGAATGCCGGGGATCAGTTAAAAGTCTCATATCTTCGCGCAACGATGGAGCAGAACTTCATCATCATCCGTCAACTCGAAAAACTCAACAAACTACTCGACAAGTAAGGCAGAAAAGAAGGAGGCTCGAAAGAGCCTCTTTTTTAATGTTAAATCAAAGGTATAACATATCGACCAAGGAAATAAAATCGTTTATACGCGAAAATAGAGCCTCGGTTTTTTCGTGAAAATCCACGTTTTTAGGGCATCGAGTCCCATACTGAAATATTTTGTAAAAATACAAAAGTTTTTCTTGACTCTATGGTGGGGCGGTGTTATATTTAAATTGCAAGTATTCCTAAAATCATAATCATTTTGAAAGTTTAGGGACGCTTGCGAAGGTAAGCGGTTAACAACAATAGGGCAGATTATATCACTCGATACCGCTTACAATAGTAAGCAGTATTTTTATTTTAAGGAGCAAAGAAAATGAGAATCTGCAAACAAGTCAAATTCATCAAGGGTGGGTCTTTAGATGATTTACAGACGAAACTGAACGAGGCTCTTTTGGAGGGTGCTGAAATCGTAGCGGTGGACATCCAATTATTAACGGCACTTATAACCGTAACCGACTACGTGGGCGAGATCAAGAAGACAGAACTCGACCTCTTGGAAGAAGAGTTCGGATGCCACAACTGTGAGGAATGCCCGTTCTTCGAGGAGTCCACGGACAGGAGAAAGACATGGCACACCTGCACCAAGGAAGGCAAGAAGGTCAAGAAGACTTCGCATTGTTGCCCTGCTTACTACAAACTTATAAGAGAGGAGGATGAGAGTGAAATATCCGAAGATCAAAGAGATGATGGACTTCTACAATGTGAAAGTGGAAGACGTAGCGGTATGGCTGAAGGTCTCAAATCAAGTGGTTTACGACAGACTAAACGGTCGGTCAAAGTTCCGTCCGTTGGAACGCGAATCCCTGTCAACGTATTTGAAGACCCCGGCAGAAGAATTATTCAAGGAGGAGAACGATGTTGAATGAGATCATGTTAGGACTTTGGAAGATGGGATGGTTTATAGCCCCTCTGTTCGGAACGTTAATCGTAGGAGGTTTATATGAACACTTCAAGAAACTCGATTGAAGAGATGGGATGGCAGGGGATAGATACCCTTATGGACTTATTAGAGGATAACCTCATAAAGTTCGCTGAACAGACGAACGTATCACCTGCGGAGATGTATGAGACCATCGAAGGCAGACTCAAACAGACGATGGACAAGGTATGGACATTAAAAGGGAGGAAAGCAGATGTATATATGCGAGAGATGTCAAGAGACGTTCGACTTCCCTAACGAGGAGACGGACTTCACGTCCGAGTACTTTGGCAGACCCGTCAATCATAAGATAGGGGTTTGCCCATACTGTGGGAGTGAAGAAATAGACGAGATGGATAAGTGCGACATCTGTGGCGAGTGGATAGCACCGGGGGAAGGACTTTGCGAGAACTGTCACGACTTGATCCGTGACATAGCAGACGAGGTCAAGCGGAAGGCACGATACACCACAGACAGATTCAACCTCGATTATAACGAGTTTATATCGCACTTGATGGATAGATTGGAGGAGTGAATGAACTACGAAGAACTCAAAAAAATAAATGCCTCACTCAAGACGATGGACATAAAAGGCAAGAAGTATATTCCCGTCAATGAAAGAGTAAAGGCATTTAGAATGTTAGTTCCCGATGGAACT